TACCGGCCGTTGTGAAAACTAATAGATATTTTAGACTCAATAATCATAATGTAAATTTTTCCAGAAAAAATCTATTTATCAGAGATGATTATAGTTGTCAATATTGTGGTCTTAAAAAAGACATTAAGGAATTAACATATGATCATGTTATTCCAAAGTCTGTATGGAATCGAAGCAGTTCCCCAACTTGTTGGACAAATATAGTTACGGCCTGTGTAAGTTGTAATAGAAAAAAGGGTAATAGGACTCCTAATGAGGCAAGAATGCCCTTAAAAAATTTACCTGTGATACCACGTAAAGGACCAAAGTACTTGCCGCTGTCTACCTTTTTGTTTAGAATAAGATCGGACATACCAACAGAGTGGCAGGTATATTTACCAAATGTTACTTATCCCATAGGAACATAATGAAAATAGATAAAGATCAATTTGTTCTACAGAAAAGTGTGCCGGAATCAAAATTCTATACTGTATCTGGTAGCGAAGACTTTCTTGACGAACAGGGCTTTCCAAGAACAAATAGCGAGACAAATGCTTTTGCGAAAGCCATAAAAAACAAACCATCTAAACACATCGTTAATAGTGCTTGTGCTTATAGATTTTACATCAAAACAGATCCCAATAATATTATTGTCGATCCAGTTAAGCTGTATACTACAGAACAACCCAAATCATCGTTTATTAATAAGGTATGCAAAAATACTAGCGGTTTTACAGAAGTAAGTGAGTCTGTATTCAATAAGTATATTCAATACTTACAAACTCATCAAGATCAATGGCTCGTCAGCGCTCAAAGAGAGATCAGATAGTTATGCCAACGTACACGTATCTGTGCAATTCCTGTGATAGCAAGTTTGAATTATTTTATACTATTTCAAACTACACAGAGAACCCAAAATGCCCAGCTTGCAAAAGCCTACAAACCAATAGATCGTATCAGGATGATTTGATCAATATGGGCTCTTCAGTCGTTAAGTCAGATAGCGAACTTAAAACACTGGGAGATTTAGCCAATAGAAATAGAGACAGAATGAGTGAAGACCAAAAACAAAGCCTTTATGAAAAACATAACGCATACAAAGAACAAGGCCCAACCCAAGATTTGCCCAAAGGCATGACCAGGATGAAAAAAACGAAAGGTGTCAAATGGACATAAACGACAAAGAAGATATCCTTAGTCAACTTAAAGATAAATTACCACAAAAAGAATATGATACTCTAAAAGACTATGTATTCGAAACACAAGCTAATTTATTTCCAGAAAATACCAAACTCATATCCTGCCAGCATGAAATCGTATTTAGTATTAATGCCAATGTTTTAGAGGAAAACGAGGAAGGAGAGCCAGTAGGATCTAAAGAAATGTGTGTGCGAACCTATCACATACCGGTGCCAGAAGGACTGGATTATCAAGAATATCTTAACTCGTTTTTTAAATTTTTCGAGGATCTTTTACTACAAACGCTAGACCGATCTAAACCAAAAGAAGCCAATAACAATGAATGACTACATATATCAGCCAAATAATACTAAAAAGATAACAATTACAGATAATGAATTTTATACTATTGTTGGTAATGAGGACTATAGAGATACCCATAATAATCCAAGACTAAAAAAAGACACAAGTGGGACACTGGCTAAAAAAATTTATAGAGAAGACGGAACATTTAAGTCATATATAAAAGTAGTTAGTAATGGATATGTATACAATCCCCTAAATCAAATATCTGAAAACAATAGTTCTTTTTTGGATAGGGTGTGTAAATCTGGAAATAAGTTTAAAGAAGTTAGTCCTAAAATTTTTGAAATGTATGTTAATTTTCTCAGAACGAAGAATTTATCATGGATCCATAATGTAGAAAGAGAGTTGATCTAATGGCTAGAACAAGCAAAGTAAATAAATATGCAATATTATGGCTTAATCACAGCGGTATGAACCCAGATGATATTGCCACAGAACTATCTATAGACCTAAAACAAGTAGCAAGTGTTTTAGAAAAGAATATTAATGTCACATCAGAAAATTCAGTAAAAACAAAAACCGAGCCTGTGTCTGTCTCCAAAGATCTTATGATTAGGCATACGGCAAGCAAGAAAACTAATAGTGTTGCTATTATGACCAAGGAAGCATCTGAATTAAATGACGCAAAGAAAAACACATCAGCACACCCAAACATTCAAAAGCATATCTTTAGACCAAATGGATAAAAACAAAAAATACCCGTCAAAATATTCTAATGGTAAATTTGTATCATCGGCTCAGTACATAACAGAATTGATATGTGAAAAAAAGGCAAAACTTAATGGACAGGACTTGCATTTTAGATTTTGGACCAACAAACTTTGGTCATCTTTCTATAGAAATCAAATAGGTTCTGCAAATAAACTACTTAAAAAGTATTCTGATGTAGCGATTATTAAAGCTCTAAATAGTGCCGAAGCCTCAAAAATTTATTCCCTACGAGCGCCTCATTTGATAGCTATTATAGAGCAACACCAGCAGATTCTCGAATCGTCCAACAAGGTGCTAAAGATACAATTAGACCGAACCGAAAATAAAACATATAAAACAAGCGACAATAATACCAAAAATATCATTTCAAAACTCAAGGACCTAGACCATGGCTCTTAAAGAAGACGTAAAGAAAAATTTTGGCGACAATATTATGATAACAGCCAACGCTGTGATAGACAAAGAACTTGTAGTTATCCCAGTTAGTCCGGCTCTAGATGTTGTATTAAACGGAGGAGTGCCGGAAGGGTCTTTTGTTATTTTTACCGGCCAACCCAAATGTGGTAAAGACCTACGAATAAATGAAAAAATATATACTCCAGATGGACCAACAACTATAGGAAAAATTAAAATAGGAGACACAGTATGTCATCCTAATGGTCAAACTTCTAATGTTATAGGAGTATATCCACAAGGCAGAAAAGATATATACGAGGTCAAATTTAATGATGGATCAGTATCCTACTGCGGAATAGACCATAATTGGACAGTGTCTAAAAATAATAGGCAAACCAACTATGTAACAATGACATTAAAAGATATCTTAAAAGAAGGATTAAGATATAACGACAGATGGAAATGGAAGATTCCATTAACTAAACCTGTTTATTTTCGTCAAAAGAAAAAACTTATTATAGACCCATATATTTTGGGTTGTTTAATTGGCGATGGATGCTTAACTCAAAAGACCCCCAGGCTCGCATCTGCTGATGATTTTATAATTAAGAAATTTGCAGATTTTGTTAGTACAAGAAATTTAACTATCAGAAAAGTTACTGGATCTCTTTGTGATTATGTTATATCTACCAAAAAAACTGGAGAATTATTAGTAAAAAATACATTAACTAGAGATCTCAAAAAACTAAAATTATACGGACATAATGCTCATACTAAATTTATTCCCACAAATTACAAATACTCGTCTATAAAAAATAGATGGAAATTAATACGTGGATTGATGGACACCGACGGAAGTAACGACCGTGGATTAAGAGCTGAATATACCACAGCATCAAAACAACTAGGTCTTGATGTTAAAGAGCTAGTAGAAAGCTTAGGCTATACCTGTAGAATTAAACACAGATATACTGGATACAATGGTAAAGATGGTCAACAATTTCCGTTATATAGACTATATATTCATGGTAATGATATTGATAAATTATTTAGCTTACCAAGAAAGAAAAGTGGGCACAAAAGAATCAAGCCCGATCTTTGTAGAACAATAGTCGGAGTCAAAAAAGTCAAACCGGAAGAATCTGTTTGTATAGAAGTTGATAACCCAGATGGTTTATATCTTACAAATAATTTCATCGTAACGCATAATACAACTACATCCCTAGACTTCTGTGCCACAGCACAAAAAAAGGAATATGCCCATGGTTCTTTTAAGGATGGCCGGGAAGTGTATTACCTAAATATCGAAGGTAGACTAAAGAAAAGAGATCTAGAAGGAATACCAGGTTTAGATCTTGATAGATTTAATATAATAGGATCACAAGAAGGCAAAATTTTACATGCAGAAGAGTATTTACAAATAGCAGAAAGAGTGATTAATGAAATACCAGGGTCTGTAGTGATCATCGACTCTTATTCAGCTTTATGTACTGAAGCAGAAATTACTAGTGATATGAATAAAATGCAGAGAGCAGATGGCGCTAAGCTATTGGCCAAGTTTTGTCGTAAGGTTGCCAATGTTATTCCTGTTAATAGAAATATAGTTATAGGCATTACTCACCTAATGGGCAATCCTGGTATGGGTCATAGTGAATGGAAAGAAAAAAGCGGTCAGGCTATCGCATATCAAACCGATATAAAGCTTAAAGCCAATTATTTTAGTCCTTGGACATTGGGTACTGATAGTCCACAAATAGGACAAGAAATACATTGGCAAGTAATGTGTTCGGCACTAGGTGCTCCGGGTGGCAAAATTACTAGTTATCTAAGATATGGACACGGAATTGACAAGCAAATGGAATTGTTGAATCTAGCAGTAGATTTGGGTCTTGTGTCCAAAGGAGGTGCGTGGTATACTATATCATCTGTTGAGAGCAAGCCCAAATTTCAGGGACTAGAGAAAACAAGACAGTATCTGGTAGAAAATCCAGAAGTTTATCAGTCTTTATGGGACCAAGTTAAGGAAACTATGGGCATCGTATGCAAGTAAAGGATTTGGATGGAAATACATCTCGCTGGCAATTAATAGGACAAATAGCAAAAGGATCTATGCAGAATAAGTCTTCTTTGCATCTACAAGCAAGAAGTATGATTCATGAATGTTTTCCTACTTTGCAAGTATTGGAAGAAGTTCCTATACAAGTGAGAAGATCTGAAACGTTATATTTGGACTTTTATTTGCCATTAATCAAAAGATGTATAGAGGTACATGGAGAACAGCACTACAAATTTAATCGTTTTTTTCATCATACCACTCTTGGTTTTATTAATCACAAAAAACGAGATCAGGACAAAAAAGAGTGGTGTGAGATTAATGGCATAGAATATATCGAATTGTCTTTTGACAAACAAGAACAATGGCTAGAAAGAATAAAAAATGAACACCAAAGAACAAGTACATGAATGGGATAAAGTTTTAGATGAATATGAAAACACGCTAGGACTAGGAACATATAACAATAATGCTTTCCAAGAATCGGAGCTAAATGGTTATTTGAATATGACCAGAGACGAGCTTGAAAAGACTACTCCTGAGGTATGTGGTGAAATAGCCTATAGATTAGGACAATTTTCTTTTTTTGTTCAGCGATCTATCAATAGAGAAATATCACGAGTGAATTGGGCGGATGAATCTATAAAAGAAACTATAGCTGATGAGATTAATTCATACAAGGGATATGGGTATATAGAAAAGTCTTACCAAGCAATAAAGCACAATGAAAAAGCACAAGCTTTGCAAAAAATAAAAAAATATGCTCAACAAAGAAGTAACAGATTACAGTATCTAGCTAATAGTATTAAGCATTTGTCCGATATTATGTTGTCTATTCAAAAAGCAAAGGTGAAACATGGATCTCAATGATTTAACAAAAAATCCCGAACAAATAAAAAGCCTAATAGGCGTACTACAACAACTGCTTGATCTTACAGAGAACAAGAACGACTCCAATACAACAGATGAGCAATTCGTGTCACCTATCAAAACTAAAAATAAAAGGAGTAGTAGCCCTAGACAGCCGAATAAATTTCTAGAGATGCAGGAAAGAGAACTACATAAAGAAGACAAGGAAGTAGACAAAAGACTATCAAAATTTCCTCCTGTTGCCAGGGCCAGACCATTTGAGATGATAGATGTAGTGTGCCGAGTATGTGGCAAAAAGGAAACGATTAGTCCGTCTTTATTGTTTGAGGCGGTAGACAGATACAAGTGCAATAACTGCTCTACACAGGCAGGATAACCTAATCTTGGAGTAATGCAATTTTATGATTTTATGCGACCCCTCTGCGGAACGTGCGGTACTGGCTGGTATTTGTAGGTATGGAGAAGATGCCTATTTAGATGTTGCTGACATTATACAGTCGTCAACTTTTACTATCGACAGTAACGGTTTGATTTTTACCTGCCTAAGAACTATTTGCGAAAGAGACCACAAACCAACCATAGACATTCCGTCTATTTTTTCTATCGCAGAAGAATTAAGCTTTGGACACATTCTAAACAAAAAAGAAGAAATACAACACCTAAAAGCTATTATAGATTTTCCCGTTAATATAGAGAACGTAAGAAAATTTGCTGCAAAAATTAGAAAACTGGAGATAGCTAGACTTTTAAGAAAACAACTAGAAAACGCACAAGACAAAATCTTAGAGGTTACTGGTAGTGAGCCAATAGCGTCTATATTAGGCATAGCTGAGGATGCAGTATTCAATTTCTCTTCTTTGCTGAACGATACAGATAACCATCCTGTATGTTTTGGACAAGGGATAGAAGATTATCTAACAGAATTAGAAACCAAAAAGGTAGATCAGGTTGGTATTCCTACCGGCTTTCCAATCTATGACCAATCTATAGGCGGTGGACTGAGAAAAGGAACTGTAAATGTAATAGCAGCCAGACCAAAAACAGGTAAGACACTGTTATCTGATAATATGGGTCAGTATATAGCACATAATGTTGGTATTCCTGTATTAAATATGGATACAGAAATGAATAAACAAGACCATATCCATCGTATTTTAGCAATGATGACGGAAACGGAAATCAATGCTATAGAAACTGGAAAATTTGCTGATTCTCCGGACAAGAAATCAAAACTATTACAAGCAGCCGGGGTGTTAAAAAACAGTAAATGGTTTCATAAGTCAATAGCCGGTAAACCTTTTGAGGAACAGTTGGCTATTATGAGAAGATGGCTGCTCAAGGAAGTGGGACTGAATGATGATGGAACAGCCAAAGAGTGCGTTATTTTTTATGATTATCTTAAACTCATGGATAGTGCTGGTATGTCCCAAGATCTGAAAGAGTATCAGGTTTTGGGTTTTATGATGACGTCTTTACATAATTTTGCTGTTAGATATCAAGTGCCAATAGTAGCTTTTATACAACTCAATAGAGACGGAATAACCAAAGAAAGCACAGATACTGCTAGTGGTTCTGATAGAATTATTTGGCTCTGTAGTAATTTTTCTATTTTTAAACGTAAATCAGACGAAGAAATAGCAGAAGACGGGCCGTCTAATGGTAATAGAAAATTAGTGCCTCTTATCAGTAGACACGGAGGTGGATTAGACGATAATGATTATATCAATTGTCACATGAAGGGATGGTGTGCAAAAATCACAGAAGGTAGTACAAAATTGGAATTGTCTAATAATAACCAATCTAAAGATGGCTTTATATTAAATGCAAATGATGACAATGAAGAAATCATACACTTTGAATGATCAAGCTAAACTAAAAATAGTTTGTGATAATTTGTGTGACAGAATAGAGGATCTCTTAAATCACTTTGATATAGAATATACCTATAGCGGTAAATTAATATCAATGAGCTGTCCGATACACGGCGGAGATAACAAGTCTGCTCTAAACTTATATCCAAATGGAGACATATATAGAGGCAATTGGAAATGCAGAACACATCAATGCGAAAATCACTTTAAGGGATCTATAATAGGTTTAGTTAGAGGTATAATTTCTAACCAAAAATATAATTGGACAAAAGATGGTGATCAAACCTGTTCTTTTCAAGAAGCACTGTCTTTTTGCTTGCAGTTCTTAAATACAGACCTAAAAGATATTAAGATTTCCTATGCAGACAGGAACAAAAAAACCTTTACAGCTGCTATTAAGCATATTAGTCAAGAAGTTCAGCAGGTACAGGGGATATCTAGGCAACAGATACAAAAACATTTACTAATACCTTCACAGTACTATATTGATAGGGGCTACTCAGAGGATATACTTAAACAATACGACGTTGGGTTTTGTGATAAACCAGGTAAAGAAATGTACAATAGGGTAGTAGTTCCGATTTATGACCATAAACACCAATATATGGTAGGCTGTACAGGTCGTAGTATATACGAAAAGTGTAGCTCTTGTGGAGGATTTCATAACAATCAAGAAAAATGCCCAACTGAGGATCGACTAAGATTTTATTCTAAATGGAAACATAGTGCTTCGTTTCAATCGCAGAACCATCTTTACAACATATGGTTTGCTAAAACAAGTATTTTAGCAACAAATACTGTCATATTAGTAGAAAGCCCAGGAAATGTATGGAGGCTAGAAGAAGCAGGAATACACAACAGCGTAGCTATTTTTGGTTCTTCACTAAGCGACAGACAAAAAATGATACTTGATGCATCTGGCGCTATGACTATCATTACTATGATGGACAATGATGAGGCTGGACAGAAAGCGACAGAACAGATTAAGAATAAATGCTATAAAACATACAATATTAAAACTATTAATTTTCCAGCTTCTGACATAGCCGAATTAACTGCAGAGTATATCTCAACCCATATAAAACCTCTTTTGTATCAATGATTAGGAGCAATAATAGTGATATTAGGCATTTCTGGCAGAAAACAATCCGGTAAAACAACAACTGGTAATTTTATTATATCGCTCAAATTGGCTGACATGTCAATATCAGAAAAAATAAACATAGATGCTTTTGGTAATATTGTTGTATCAGATCTTTTTGGAGATAAGCAATATGGTGGCGTCTTAGATTTAAACAGTACAAATAACCATACCGATTATATTATTAACAAAGCCAGATCATATCTTGATCCTCATATAAAAGTTTATAGTTTTGCAGATCCTTTGAAACAAGATATTTGTATCAATATGTTAGGATTGACATATGAGCAATGCTATGGTAGTGATGATGCTAAAAATAGCATTACAGATATAAAATGGGAAAATATTCCAGGCATTGTTCACAAAAATACTTCTAATTCTGGTTTTATGACAGCTAGAGCAGTTATGGAGGTCATTGGTACCGACATATTTAGAAGCATCAAAAATAATATTTGGGTAGAAACAACACTTAGAAAAATACAACAAGATAAACCAGAACTCGCCGTAATAGTGGATTGTAGATTTCCTAACGAAGTAGATGCTATTATAGAACATGGAGGAAAAGTAATAAGATTAACCAGAAACCCATTTAATTCTAATGCCACAGCAGAGGCTGCTTTAGATCAAGACAAATATGATTGGTCTAATTTTTCGTATATTTGCAATAATAAAGAAATGAGCATTTATGATCAGTGCATTGATATACATAACTTTTTACAGGAGACTGAGCTATTATAGTTACATATTTTAGAAGCAGCTCATACAACACACATTCTATGTGCGAGCAGCAATATTTTTTAGAGTACATTCTAGGCTATAGAGGACCTTCTGGACAGAAGGCCGACAAAGGAACCATATGCCATAAAGTATTAGAAATATTGGCAATGATCAAAAAAGCTCAACAAGACTCCGTTTCTATTATAGATGACGACGTTATGGGCACCATTAATACGAATGACTATAATTTAAACACCATTATAGAAAAAGTATATAAGCACTATTCTGAAGCCACCACACATCATAAATGGACAATAAAAGACTACAAAGACTGTCATGCGTGGGTATATAAAGCCATAGAGTTTAATGATGGTATGTTTGATCCCAGAAACAGAACAATATTATGTCCAGAACAACATTTTGATATCGAAATAAAAAAACCTTGGGCTCATTATTCATATAATACATCAGAAGGTTTGCTAGAAGGATATTTGGCACTAAAAGGCACAATTGACTTAATTACATTAGTAAACGATAACACCATAGAAATTATCGACTGGAAAACAGGCAGAAGACTAGATTGGGCAACCGGTCAAGAGAAAACACAAGAGAAACTAGAGAAAGATCCACAGCTCAGAATATACCATTATGCAATTAGTCATTTGTATCCA